CTACTGCGCCAACGACGTCGACGAGATGCTGCGCGTCTTCAAGGCCATGCTGCCCAAGATGCCGGCCGACGAGATGGACCTCATCGACCTTACCTGCCGCATGTTCTGCAGTCCGGTGCTGCGCGTCGACCTGCCCCGCGTCGAAGCCGAGCTCAAGCGCGAACTCGATCGCCGCGACGTGCTGATGGCCACCGTGATCAACCCGCGCCTGTACGACGACAAGACCACGCTCAAGAGCCTGGCCGAGCGCGCATTAACTGGCAAAGAGCGGGACACCCTGATCGTCAAGCGCGTCATCGGCAGCAACGACACGTTTGCCGAACTCTTGAGAGCCGAGGGCATCGAGCCGCCGATGAAGATTAGCCCGGCATGGATCAAAAAACCCAAAGACCTGCGCGACGAAGATGGCAAGTGGGCCTACGCCTTTGCCAAAGACGACGCCAAGTTCATCGGCTTGCCCAACAACGTCGAAGACTGGGGCTTTGATCTCAACAACCCGGCCGATGTGGCGCTGATGACTGCCAAGCAGGACCGCATCCAGACCCTGGTCGATGTCCGCATCGCCACCAAGTCCACTACCAACGTCACGCGGTCTCAGCGCTTTCTGACCGCTGGCGCCAACGGCATGGCCCTGCCCTGCGCCTACGCCTACTACCGCGCGCACACCGGGCGCTGGGGCGGCCAAAACAAGATGAACATGCAGAACCTGACGCGCGGCGGCGAGCTGCGGCTGTCGATTCTGGCACCCAAAGGCCAAGTCATTGCGGTGCAGGACAGCGGGCAGATCGAAGCCCGGGTCAACGGCTGGCTCTGGGGCCAGCGCGACCTGCTCGATGCGTTCAGGGCTGCAGACGCCGGCACCGGCCGCGACGCCTACTGCAATTTTGGCGATCACATCTACGGCCGGGAAATCACCAAAGCCGACACGATGGAGCGCTTCGTCGGCAAGGTCTGCGTGCTCGGCCTCGGCTTCCAGATGGGCGCACCCAAGTTCCAGATGACGCTGGCCAAGGGCGCTCTCGGCGGCCCGCCGGTCTACTTCTCGTCCGACCGCTGCAAGGCCATTGTCAACACCTACCGGCTCAAGAACCATCGGATCGTTGCCGGCTGGGACATCTGCAAACGCATCATCGACGACATGGCCGCTGGCCGCACCGGCACCCACGGCCCGATCAACTGGGAGTTCGAGACCATCTGGCTGCCCAACGGCATGGCGCTCAAGTACCCCGACCTGCGCAAAGCCGTCGGCGAGCAGGGCTGGGACGAGTGGAGCTACCAGGCCAAAGACCAGCGCAAGAAGATATACGGCGGCCTGCTGTGCGAGAACCTGGTGCAGGCGCTGGCCCGCATCATCGTCGCCGGCCAGAAGCTGGCGATCAGCCGCAAGTACCGCGTTGTCATGACCACGCACGACGAGGTGGTGGCGATCGCCAAGACCGCCCAAGCCGAAGCGTGCATCAAGTTCATGGCCAAAGCCATGAGCACCGCGCCTGCTTGGTGCGCCGACATTCCGCTCAACTGCGAAGGCGGCTACGCCGAGAACTACAGCAAATGAGCATCTGCAGCGACGAGGCCAGTCAGTTCGAGTACGGCGTCCGAATGGCCTGGCCAGGTGCTCGGGGCGATGTGCATATCAGCTACATCGACTACGAAGCCACCTACCGCATCAAGTTCAGCAACGGCGCGCTCATTGAAGGGCGCGTGCGCAATGACGTCATCACTGACGCGACCGCTTACGCCAAGGCCACTGAGCGCTTAACAGGAAAAACACCATGATGAAAGGCTTGTGAAATGAAGAACGGATACACCCCCAAAGAGTACGCGCACGCAATAGCGATCGACGCGCTAGGCATTGCCCACACGAACAAGTTTGGCGAGCTGGACGGGCTCACCCCGTCTGAGACAAGGCATGTTCAGGAGCATATCGAGCGCCTGCGCACCAGGCTGGCCGATCAGGCAAAGCTTGACCTCGGGCCCATTTATCCAAGAGCAAGCACATGACCGTACTCGTCGTCTACTCGCTGCGCAACCCGCAGTACCCCGACAACAGCCGCGACCCGTTGATTGACCACTGGGCAGCGCACGAATCTCTGGAAGACGCTACCGCGCACTACAAGCGGCTGATTGAACAGAACGACCTCTACATCGTGAACATCTGCTCCATCATCCGCAGCACCGACTACGAACCAATGGGGGCACCATGAAGACTGCTGCAGAAAAAGAGACCCTGTTGGCCAGCTACAACTACGTAGTCAAACTCCGCGACCCAAGTGTCAACCCCGAGCATTCTGGCTGCTGGATGCTAATCGACGACATTGATCCAGACGGTTACAAGATCGTCGGCGACGATCGAGACGAGCTGATCCACGAGGCGGACAGGCACATGCAGCTAGGTCCGTGCGCATGTCAGCAATGTCATGGTCGGCGTGGCGGCGTCAAGGGCAACGAAGTGATGGCGTTTGGCAAGATTTTGTGCGACTACTGCTATGCCGACTCTATCCACACTTTCAAAGAATCAGAATGATCAAAATCGAAGACCCCGACTACTTCGCCGAGGTGATGCAGTTCGCCCTGGCCCACGGCTGCGCAGACAAGCTCACCGAGCGGCTCGATTACCTCACCCAGTACCACGAGGGTGAAAACACCTGCCAGCTCTACAAAGACTGGGCGCCGTACAGCTTCGCCTTCCTGATGGTGCGGCCAGACGGCACGCGCTGGTTCAACGGCGGCCTGATGTACTCCGGCCCGGACCAGCCGCTTGACGGCAGCTTTCCGGCCCTGACCGTGGGCATCGGCATCGACAGCTCTAAGCACGGGTGGTCGATTCATACTTAGATTGACCCCGTACTTTGGTCGGACTTTCTAACGTCTATCTTAGATCGTATTACACTTTATTTACTCAAGGATAACGAATCATGACAGCAGCTGTAGCAACCAAACCGGCCAAGGTCGCCAAGATCAAGCCCGCCCCCGTACTGACGCTGGGCGCCACCATCGACGCGATGTGGCAGCTGCGCGAAGACAAGCGCGCTGCCGAGGCCGTCACCAAACAAATCGAGCTCAAGATCAAAGAACTGGAGACGACGATGTTCAGCCTGCTCGATGCCCAGGACACCAACAAGGCCGAGGGCCGCAAGGCGTCAGTGTCGATCAGCGAGACCGTCGTCGGCAACGTCGAGGACTGGGAAGCCTTTTGGCCTTACATCGCCAAAAACAAGTACTGGCACCTGGTCCAGAAGCGCGTGTCCGACCCCGGTCTGCGCGAGCTCTGGGAGCTCAAGAAAGTCACCCCCGGCGTTTCGCCGTTCACCAAGCGCACTTTGAATCTGCGTTCACTCTCAGTCTAACCTCTTAGAAAGACAACCATGGCAACCAAAGCAAAAGTCACCCCCATCAGCGACGCACCGAGCGCTGGCAAACCTAAAGCAGCTGGCACCGCCGTCGCTGTCAAAGGCGGCACCAACGTCGTGTCCATCCAAGAGATGCTGCGCGCGCAAGCCGCTGCGATGTCTGAGCGCACGGCACCCGCTGGCGGCAACGCTATCCGCGTCACGCAAGACAAGCAGTTCATGCTGCCCGACGGCACCAAGACGCCGGGCCCGCTCGAGCTCGTGATTATCGACTTCACGTCGAAGAATTCGTTCTACGAAGGCGCTTTCGATCCGAAGGCCATCGCGCCTCCTGCGTGTTTTGCCATCGGCACCAACCCGCTCAAGATGGTGCCCAGCGACAACGCACCGCTGGCGCAAGCTACTGAATGCGCCTCCTGCCCGAACAACCAGTTCGGCTCGGCCGGCACTGGCAAGGCCTGCAAAAACAGCCGCGTGCTCGCTGTGCTGCCGCCTGACGCTGACGAGAACACACCGATGTGGATCCTGGCGACCAGCCCGACGGCCAACAAAGGCTTCGACGGCTTCGTCACCAGCGTCGCCCGCGTGTTCCAGACCCCGCCCGTCGGCGTCGTCGCTACCGTCAGCTTCGACCCCAACGAGACCTACGCCAAGCTGGTCTTCAGCGATCCGCAGCCCAACGCCAACGTGGCCGTCCACTTCGCCCGTCAGGACGAAGCGCGCGCCATGGTGGCTGCCGAGCCTGACGTGTCCAGCTTTGTCAAAGCTCCACCGGCCCGCGGCAAAGTCGCTGCCCGCCGCTAACAGTTACGGGATGCCTGCGACGCAGCAGTGAGTGTGCGTCTGTTGTGAGATTCGGGTCGCTCACACAACAGCCCGGTATCGCCCGGGCGCATCCCACCTTTTGAAAGCCTTCATGTCCGTATCCGTCCGTAAATGGTATGTCGACCAAGCGCTGCTTTCGTTCATACGACTGCACGAGGTGCTTAGCGATTTGACTGAAGCAGAAGTTCTGGCCTGCCTCGATCTTGAGGCAGCCACGCAACGCCGCCGGTCCGTTATCGACCGTCTGATTTCTCGGGCAGTTCGCCTAAAAGAGATCGAAATTAACCGTCAGCTCAAGGAAAAATATCATGGCTCGTCCAGCTAGCAAAATCATGTCCATCGCGGACAAAAAAGTCGCCCAGGCCGGTCTCAAGACCGCGTTGAAAGCACACAACGAGTCGGTCAAGCTGATCGGCGTGGACCTCAAGGCCGCCACAACTGCACTGGCCAATGCCAAGAAAGCCGTTGACGCTCAGGTCAAAGCTGCACAGAAGGCTTTCGAGGCCGTCACCAAAGCTGCAGACAAGACCGTGAAAGACGCGCAGAAAGCGTTCGACGCCGCAGCGGCCAAAGCCGCCAAGGCCGACGCAGCTGCTGCCAAGGGCACCGAGAAGCTGACCGGCCAGATCGCTGCGCTGGAAGCTGTCGAGGCTGTCAAGGTCGTGCCAGTCAAAGCTGTCGCTCTGGCTCAAGCGCCTGCTGCACCCCGCGCAGCCAAAGCACCAGCTCAAGAAGCTGCACTGGTCTGACTCAGTCCCTCCGCCTGCGGGCGGAGGGCACCTTACTCTTCAAAACATGCGGGATCAGATGAAACATATCATGGTGGACTTGGAAACTTTGGGCACGGTCGCTGACGCAGTGATCATGAGCATCGGCGCAGTTAAGTTCGATCTTGACTCAGATAACTACGACGACAACGGCTTTTATGCCTCTGTATCAGTCGACTCCAATCTAATGATGAAGCGCCGCGTTCAGGAAGACACGCTGATGTGGTGGCTCAAGCAACCGGCCGAAGCGCAGCATGTCTTCCACGAGGGCAAGGACATCCTCGAAGAAGCGCTGGAAGAGTTCAGCGACTGGATCGGCACCGACGACTACTGCATGTGGAGCAACGGCGCTGACTTTGACTTGCCTATGCTCGCTCACGCATTTACTCAGCACCAGAAAGAAGTTCCTTGGAAGTTCTGGAACAGTCGCTGCTTTCGCACCTACAAGACGTTGCCGCAAGCTCGTCAAGTGTCGTACACGCCGACCGGTATCAAGCACAACGCCATGGCGGACGCCTTGAATCAAGTGCGGCACCTGCAGGCCATTCAGCGCGTTGTCAGCGGCAAAGTAGCGATGGTCGTTAACAGCATGGTGAAATCATGAGCGCGCTTGATGTCCAAATCGGCGGCAGTCACTACAAAGACATGCCGATTCAGCCGATGGAGTTCAGCATGGCCAACAACATGGACGCCTGCCAGCACACCATCATCAAGTACGTTTCACGGTTTCGTGAAAAAGGCGGCATCCAGGATTTGCAGAAAGCCAAGCACGTCATCGACATGCTGATCGAGTTTGAAGGCAAAGCTCAGGAAGCTGTCCGCAAGCTGATGATGGTGGCCAAAGATGACAAGGTCGTGCCGATCGGCACGCTGAGCGACCGGAATCAGACCCGTGGCAACACCTGAAAACACCTTCATTGGCAGCGTGCATCGGCACTTGCCAAAGGAGTTGTACCGCATGAAGAACCACAACCAGTACAACGGCGGCATCGCCGATGTCTGGTATAGCGGAAAGTCTGACTTGTGGATCGAGTACAAGTTCATCAAGGTGCCCAAGCGAGACGACACCGTGATTGATCTGATTCACGGCTCAGCAAAGACCGGCCCTGACATCTCCGCCCTGCAGCAGGAGTGGCTTAAATGCCGCCATGCAGAAGGACGGTGTGTCGGAGTCATAGTCGGCTCGGAGAAAGGAGGCGTGTGGTATCCGGGGCTTGCCTGGAACCGCACGTTTACCGCATCGGAGTTTCGAGCTGCCACCCTCACGCGCCCTGACGTAGCTGCTACTATCTTTAAACATGTAAGCAACTGACAGGCGTACCTGTGTAAACTGACGTCGATCTAAAAACTAGGCATAGACTGGACAGATATGCGACAAAATGAAACCGGGCTATTTCCCGCCCTCGAAGCCGCCCTCAAGGCGGCTTCTGAGCCTCTGGACTGCCAGACTCTATTTGACATGTCCGAGATTCGGGCTCACGCCGCCTCGGCCAACCGCGTGTCAGACTACCTTGGCGGCCTGTGGCGCAAAGGCCAGGTTGTGCGGCTGCCAGCACCACGCACCGGCAACAACCGATCGCGTTGGGCCTACCAGTGGAAAGGCCATAAAGGCCCGGCTATGCACGGCGTCGAGTACACGCCGCGCATCCTGGCTGACCGGCCAACGCTGCTGATCACAGAAGAGGGGCGCGACGTAACGATCGAGACGCCGCATTTGTTGATTACCATCCGGCAAAAACCGCGTAGCTAAAACACACAGCCGGCTGCGGGCCGGTATTTTATTTGATTTCAAATCTAAGCTCTATGAACGATCTACTCTCAGAACAAGAGACTGCATTCGCAGCCCAACAGGGCTGGATGGTCAAGGACGTGTTCTCTAACCCTCAGAACCGTTGGGTCGTTCAGGTTTTGCCGCTGCACTTCTGCGAACAGTTCCCGCATGCCGAAGCGGCAGCACTTCACGTCATCAACCTGGCTCGCAGTGGCCATCAGGTAGCAGCCAAGGCACTCGCCTTGGTCATGGCAAGCCACACCGCCAAAGGAAAAAAGAAATGATTATTGAATTTACCCGCCCCGGTCGCTTGAGTAACTACGACAGCACCGAGATGGCGGCCTGCATCGTAGACGCGTTGAGCGGCTGCGTCGAACGCGTCGACAACCTGGCTGCGGGCCAGAAGCCTGACATGTACAGCGTGTACTTGCACCTGAAAACCGGCGGCTGCGAATGCGTCGCTGACTTTGACAACCGCGACGACGCCTTGGCCTTTGAATACTTTTTGTTGGACCTGGTGAAGGACAACCAATGACCGAATTCAACATCCGCCGCCGAAAAGCCGAAGACGGGCAGTCGCCTGATGAGATCGAAGACGCAATCAGGGAGATTGCCGAACAGCGCTTTGACGAGCGCCGCGACCGTGAAGCCGAAGATCTCTACAGGGAGAAATCATGACCACATTCAAACCCACCCTCGCTGTCGCGGCCGACTTTGCCAAGATCGTCTACCCGGTGTACGCCAGCCCAAAGCTCGACGGCATCCGCTGCTCGATCGTGGGCGGCCAGGCACTGACGCGTACGCTGAAGGCAATTCCGAACAAGCACGTCTACAACGCGTTAAGCCGTAGCGCGCTCGAGGGTTTAGACGGTGAGCTGATTGTGGGGTCGCCCACGAGCAAGACGGTCTACACCGACACGGTGTCGGCGGTCATGCGGCACACGGGTGAGCCAGCGGCCACCTACTACGTGTTCGACATGCACGACGTGCCGGCAACTTTTCAAGGCCGCCATCGTCAGCTGGAACATCTCATGGCTATGTTCGATGACGAGGCTGGTCTCGACATCAAGCTGCTCAACCAGCGGCTGGTCCATGACGAAGCCGAGCTGCTGAATTACGAGGCTCACTGCGTCGAAGAAGGCTACGAGGGCATCATCTTGCGCAGCCCGAGCGCACCTTACAAGTACGGCCGCAGCACCGTCAACGAAGGCTACCTGCTTAAGGTCAAGCGCTTTGAAGACAGTGAGGCCGAGATCATCGGTTTTGAAGAGGAGATGTTCAATGGCAATGAAGCCCAAACCAACGAGCTTGGCCGCACCAAGCGCAGCACGGCATCCGCTGGACTTTCTGGCAAGAACACCTTGGGCGCGTTCCTCGTCCGGGACATCGTCTCTGGCGTCGAGTTCTCCGTCGGCACCGGCCTCACCGCCCTGCAGCGCGGCGTCTTCTGGCAGCGCCAGCAGGACTACCTCGGCAAGCTGATCAAGTACAAGTTCTTCCCGGTGGGCGTCAAAGACAAGCCCCGCCACCCCGTGTACCTGGGCTTCCGAAGCACCCTCGACCTCTAAGATCTTAGAAAGACGACATGACCGCACTGACCAACGAAATCGCCAAACGCCTCGGTGGCGTGCCGGCTGACCCGGACGGCATAAACGCCAAACGCAGCGGCTGGGCCGAAAACGCTATTGAACGCTTCGAGGGCGATACCGGCACCGACCGCGAAGACTCGGTCTCGGACCTGCTGGGCGACCTGATGCACTGGTGCGACCGCAACGACACCGACTTCGACAACGAGCTGCGTCGCGCGCGGGCGCACTATGCAGCCGAGACCGACGAGGAAACGTCTGGGGTACTTGGGCGATATGCCCAAGCTGATGAACAACTTTCGCAACTTCTTGGAGATTAATCATGCGGCTCTATAAAACCACCTTCCTCGACGATGCACGCCCCCAGGAACGCAGCGAGTGCGCCAGCTGGGACGGCACCCTGGCCGACGCGGCAAAGACTCGCAAGCTGCTGAAAGTCGAAAGCATGCGCAACATCGACACCGCTGAGGTCGAGGTTCCTACCGACAAGGCTGGCTTGCTGGCTTTTGTCAACACCTGGTGCGTGGTGCGATGAGGCGGTCTACTGAAACCGCCGCTTTTGAGATGCTGGAGACCATCGAGGCGCAAGGGCCGGCAACGATTGCCCAGCTCCTGGTGCTGATGCCCGGCGTCACCCGAGGCACGGTGCACAGCTTTTGCAAGCGCGCCGCCGCCAAAGGTTTCATCAATTACACCGGCCAGTCGCACGATAAAAGTTTCTCCGTAGTCCCAGACTGGAGAGCCTTACACGCGCAGCCCGTGGTCTACAAGCCGCGCGCGCAGCCCGTTGTTCACCATCTGCAAACTGTTTGGCGGTCCGTATGACACACAAGATCAACACCGACGCCGTTGCAGTCGACCAGAATTATTTTTGGCAGGCCATGTCCACTTGTCCGCGCGCTGTCAAGGTGCAGCTGCTGAACATCGGCGGTGTAGCTATCTACGGCACGTACGACGGCAAAGACCCTGACTGGCAAGGATGGGCACCGCTGCCAAAACGGCCGCTGCAACTCGAGCTGGACCTCTGATGACTTTCATAAAAAAAACCCTGTCTGTGCCGGAAGCGAGTGACTTGATGAACGTCCATGCCAACACGGTGTTCAAAATGATCGACGCCGGAACTCTGCCAGCAGCCAAGATAGGCCGGGCCTATGTGTTGCTGTTGGACGACGTGATGAACTACATCGAGCAGATGGTCATCAAGCAGACCAGCGCGCGCATGATGGGCTCACCCATTCGCCCTAACGGCCGATCACCACATCTTCTGGGCAAGGTTAGAGCCGCGTAAATTGGCGTACCTGAGCAGCACTTGGTGCGATTTGTGGCCGGTAATTTTCATGATCTCCGCGTCCGAAAAAGTCGTCCGTTCAAACAGGCGGCAGGTCGCCTCGTGGCGTAGATCATGAAAGTGCAAGCCCTTGCACTTTGCTGCTTGAAAGACGCCCGGGTCGCGTTTGTTGCAAAACAGTTTGGAGATTTCCGCACTGAGTACTTGCAAATACAAAGGCGTCATGGTGCCGTCCCACCAAGGAAACAGCGCGTTATCGTTGCCGCCTTTTGGCACAACACGTTGTTTCAAATACCCCGTAAGCACATCCACCGCCGGTGTGCTCAACGGGACCTGGCGCTTGTCGCCGTTTTTTGTCTTCTCTAAAAACACCGTGCGCTGCTTGAGCTTGACTTGATCGAGCGTCAGCGTGTACATCTCTTGTAGGCGCATCGCCGATTCAACCGCCAAAATCACCAGCACACGCGTGGCAGCCACATGCGGCAGCTTAAAAGGCCGCTGCTTTCTCGGCAACACGCCGCCGTCGATGACTGCCATGATTTTCTCAAACTCACCTTCTTCCAGGCGCCTGTCGCGCGAGACGTCTTCACGCGCGACGCCCGCCAAAGCGACGTCCTTGGAGCTGTACTGCGAGTAGCTGTCAGGCAATGACCTAAATGGGTTGTCAGGCATGACGAGCAATTCACGCCTGACACCCCAGTCAGTGCAGCGAGCAACAGCTCCGACTTTTGCGCGGATGGTGGCCGGTGCAAGCTTGTCGACGCGCTTCATCTCGTCGATCCACGCGTCTACCCAGGCGCAATTAAACGCTGTCAGGGGCGTCTTGCCCCAGCGCCCCAGCAGCGTGCCGACGGCCGCTTTGTCTTTTGGTGACGGGTGCGCGTTGCCCTCATATTCGCGCACCAGCCCTGCAAGGGTCATGACTCTGGTCTGAACCTGATAGTCAGGCGGGATGATGCCTTTGTCGAGCAGCGCTTCTAAACGACGGCAGTGGTCGATGCCTTCCTGCTCTTTGTCAAACGTCAGGTAAAGCGGTTTGGGCAGCAGCCCTGCACGCTTGACCGTGAACTGCCAGTTGCCCGTACTCTCGATGAATTTTTTGAATGCCATAGGCGGCAGATCATAGCCACAAAAACGCCTCCAACTAGGCGTTGCTCGGGTTGGTATGCGTGTTTTTTCGGGTGGTATACGGTGACTTAGAGTGATCTGGGGATGGCCCCGCGGACGAAAAAAAACCACCTAGATTTCTCTAAATGGTTGATTTCATTGAACTTTTAAGGCTAGTGGGTGGTGGGTGCTGACGGACTCGAACCGCCGACCTACGCCGTGTAAAGGGGACGAGCCCTTATATAAATCAACAACTTATAAAACCTACCAACTTCTTTACCAACTGATGATAGGTTGCCGGGAATTCTACCTCCCGGGCTGCACACAAGAACTGTCACATTTCTGTCTTAAGCTGCGTGACGAATTGAGAGAACAGTTTACCGAAAGAAGAAGCTATGGCAGAAGACGCAAGGTTTGACGCAGAGTTTGAAACGCTGTCCCCGCTTCCTCAAGCAGAGTTCTTGTATGCAATCGACCGCAACCTGCAGATCGAGTGCATCCTTGATGAAAACGCACTGCTGGTAGCGTTGTCGCCGATCACCGGCGAGGGGCACTTCGCAAAGCTGGAGTTCACGAAAGGCTTTGCGACAGAACTTCGAGACTTTCTGAACAAACACATGCAAGACGACGAATGACCCGTCGTTGGCAACGCTCAGCCAACTCGCCGTCTTTTTCTTATGTCGGCGCCAGGCTGTGCAAAAATTAAACCAAGGAGCTACGTGACTATGGAAGTCTTTCGCCGGCTGTCAATTGTTTGGGTAGTATGCGGGGTCGCCCTCGGCTTGGCGACGTTGAGCGTGGCCCGCTACCCTATCTTTTCGTTTGTTGTCATGGCACTGCTGGTCGGGCCTCTCTTTGTGTCGATCCGCTGGCCTAGCAAGCTGGTGCTGATCTGGTTCGGGCTCTGGCTCGCATTCGTGATCACGACAAAACTGAGCGGCTCAGACTTCGAAACCTTGCTGGTCATCGTTCCCGGCGGCGCCCTAGTTTTCTGGGTCGCCTGCTGGGTAGTGGCCGGACTGTTCAAGAAATAACCAAGGAGCCCTATGTTTTCCAACTTCCTGTTGGGCTCACTACGCATTACTGAGAATGCAAAAATCAAGCTCAAGCGCGTCCCGTACGACCTGATCTGTCGCCATGCTGTCAACGAGCATGGGCAGCTCAGCCGCCGGGAACTACGGCGCAATGAGATGTCAATGAAAACCATCGGGGAGATCACCTCGCGCTACATGGTGGACCCGACCAACCCGAGCCTGGGCTCGGTCGTGATCGTGACCACCGAGTCGTGGGATGAGACCCTTGTCAAACTGGAGGATGAATAGATGTTTGCTTTTCTTTTCGCTGCAGCCAAGCTGCTGCGTGTCGTACTCGTCGTGCTGCGTGCAGCTGCGGGTATCCTGATCGTTGGCCACGGCACCTACCGCTGGGTCAAGAACAAGCGCCAGGACATGCTCGCCTGACGCACAGCCACTGACGACTCACACTTCACCGGCCATGCGCCGGTTTTTTATTTGCCCGCAGGGTATGGGGCGCGGGGGCTTACGTTTTCCATTCCAGACACGTAAACCTCCTTCTCTACACTATCACTATTTATACTCTACTTATTACTACTTATTTTTATTCTAGCTTTTAAGAATGGAATGGAATAATAGATAAGGTATAGAGGTAAAGAGCATTACGCTCTTACGCTATTTCAGCGCCTGGGCATACAGGGCATGGAGAGGCAGCGCGTTAATGAGCGTTTTACCGCCCTCGTCGCGCAGACCATCCACAATCTGTTCGATCGCCGGGCCGCCCAAGCTGCTCGGATCGTGCATCGCATCCACACCAATCACGCCGACGCCGGCCAGTCCCGCGCGCTGGTAGCCGTGCATCAGCCAGTCACCGGCGTTCATGCTGGCCATGTAAGGCGGCAGGCTGCCACCACCCTGCACAAGACCCTTCATCAAGTCAGCGGTGATCATGGTCGGGATGAACATCGCCAGTGCGCCGACCGGTGCCATGTTGCCGTGCTTGAACTCGCTGACCGCGCGCTTCAAGATGGTCTGGTGGAACGAGTAGCTGAACTGCTTGAGGTGGCCGAACATCGTGAAGTTCGGGTCGCTCATCCACGCTGGCCGTTGGCCGGCGCTCGGTGTCAGGACTGCACCCTCAACCCAGCGCCCGAGCCCCCGGTGGATCAGCTCCATCTGCGCGGTGGCCTGCTCCAAGGTGATGCCCTTGAGCTTGGCCAGCTGGTGGCGGTTGGTCACGAGCTTGCCCTCGCCGTCCAGCGTGATCATGCTGGGGTCCAGCCCGATCTCTTTGAGCCAGCGCGCGCTGTGCGTCTTGTCCGGCAGACCAGCGTGCTTCTCGACAAAACGCACTGCCCACTTGGTGGCCTGAACGCGCATGCCGCGGTTCCAGGCTTCCATGCCGTTGAACTTGAACATCTTGTCGTTGAGCTTCTTGGCACCGGGTGTCATGTAGACGCTGGCGTACTGGTCACTGGCGTGGTGGCTGAACATGGCAATCTCGGTCGCCCCGATGTGCTCGGCCAGCTGCTGCCACTCATCGGCTGCACGTTGTGGCGGCATGTCGCGGAAGGCGTCACCCCAGGTGCGGAACACCTCGCGCATGCCGTAGACGAAACTCTCGTACGCGGCCTGCAGCGGCGCACCGCGGGCCATGATGCCCAGCGGGTCGACGAACGAGCTGAACAGGCTCATCGGCAGCAGGCGGATGTTTTGGTAGACCGCCATCCAGCTGTTGAACGAGCGCATGTTGGGCGACATGTCCTTGCCCAGCGTGCCCTCCATCGCGCCGGTGCTCTGGCTGATGTCGCGCATCTGGCGGGCAGACCACTCGATGCGCTGCTTCTCGCCCTTGATCTCGCCGCTCCTGAGCTTTTCGCGGGAGGCGGTGTCGATCTCTTTATCGACGCGCTTGAGCATCGAGTCGAGCAGCGTGCCGTTCTCGCCGAAGCGGCGGTGGTACTCGCTGGCCCGTGCGCCTTGGTGGAAGTAGCGCGTCAGGGTGTTGACCAGGTTCTTGTCGAGGAAGGCCTCTTTGTCGACGCCTTCGAGCCACGGCAGGGTGCGGCCCTCCTGAGACGCGAAGAACGGGGCCAGCACACCGTCGGAGCGGCCGGCGGGCAGGTGAGCATCGACGCCCTCCTTGTCGACCAGGCTCTGCCAGATGCGCTCGGCAGCAGCAGCCGGGTCCTTCTGGTTCTTGCCCGCGAACTTGGTGTCAAGGTGCTGGGGGTACTTTGTTACCAGCATGGCGATGAACTCAGGCTTCTTGGCCAGCAGCGCACCGGCGCTCCACACCGTCGGGTAGTAGTTGTCGATCTTGCCGATGTTCAGGCCGGAATCGGTCATGTGTTCGTGGAAGCGCTCGAGCAGCACGCGGATGGTCTTGACCGCTTCGCGGTGCTCGGTCAGCGGGATGGCTGCGAGCGTCGTGCCCTGCTGCAGGTACTTCTGCACCGACAGCTGGTCGCCCTCGGCCATGTCCTTGAAGGTGGACTGCGCCACGTTGTTGTACTTCATCGAGACCCGGCGCTGGGCGTTGAGCAGGCCCTCGCCCTCGGTGCCGTGGGCCTCGTCGCCCGGGTTGGTGTAGAACATCGTGCTGAGCTTGCGCGCCGCCGGGCTGGCGCTCCTGCCTAGAATCTCACCGGCCGGGAAGGTCAGCGCTGCCACGCCCTGAATCAGGCCGTCGAGCTTGCGGCGGACTTTCATCGCGTTGCCGCCAGCATCCATCGCCTTGGCAATGACCTGGCCCGCAGCTGATGGCGTGCTCATCTTGCCATTGTCAAAAGCCTGGAAGATTGCCAGCGCGCGCTCGGAGTCGCGCACCTTGCCCAGCACGGCACGGAAGAACTTGCCGATCTTCTGCAGCCACGTATTGGCCGTGGCGTCCACCGTCAGCAGACCGGCTTTCCAGAACTGGTAGGTGTAGGCAAGCCGCTCTTCGCCGCTGGTGAGCTGGGCCTGCGCGGCAGGGTAGCCGGCGAGCAGGTCGTGGAGCTTTTTCAGGTGCTTCGGGTCGTTGATGAGGTTCTCGAACACGACCTGCAGCTTGGGGTTGCTGCGCACGTACTGGGCAAAGAACTTGTGCAGCGCCTCGTGGTACAGGGTGTTCATCGTGCCGGCAGCAGCTGTGGTGCTGAGGATGATGGTGTTGGTGGCCTCGATGAACTCGCCCGAGTGGCCGGTGATGTCCTTGAACAGCACGGTAACGCCGCCCTTGCCGAACAGTTTGTCGGCGTAGGCCACGGCCTCGTCCATCTCGGCCTGAGTAGCGACGCGGGCGTTGCCGGGGCTTTGCTGGTTGAAGTGAACGTAGTTGGTGCTGATCTTGGCGTCGTCGTAGATCACGTAGTTCGGCTCGGCGTCGTTCCTGCCGCCCTCGGCCGCGTACTTGTGACCGAGGATGCCGAGGGACTGGAGGTAGTCGGAGACTTTGGCCTGGGAGCCCAAGTCGAAGGTCAGCCTGTTGTAGAACAGTCCTGCGTCCTGCCGAATTTTGCCCATGCCGTTGACAAACAAGTCCGCAGCATCTCGTATTTTTGCGTCAGGGGAAGACAGTAGTTTGCTCGTGGCCTTCTGCACCAGATCACTCTGCTGCTCAAACGGCGCGTTCCAGTCCAGCAGCTGCTCGGCCGGGATGTCCACGGAGACTTCGTAGGTGGGGGACAGGCTTTTTTCTTTGTGCGAAAACCGCGTCAGGTCAAGGCCTTTGACCTCGTCGATGGTGGACTCCACGTTGAGATACCCCTCGATCACAGACCGGTCGCCCGGGTCAGTAAACACCTTAAACAGCGCTTCTTTATCGACCCGGCTTCGCGTGTCGAAGTAGTTGCCGTTTTTGTCATAAGCGCGGTTGTCCATTCCGGCAGCCACCATCAGGGCTTCTGCGTTAGCGCGTATCGCATCAGCTTCGCCGGGAGCAAAGTCCTCATCCTCCAGATAATCAAAAGCCTGCGTCATGCTCTCCGACTTGTCGTACACCATGTTCTCGAAGGCGCTGTCCGCATCCGTGATAGCGTCCTTCAGCACTGCCTGCCGGAGCGTTTCCCCCAGGAGCGACCTGTCTCGGTACATCTGTGTCAAAACACTTCGTTCAGCCAGGCTCAGCTTCTTGTATTTGGCGCTCTTGTTCCAAGGGGTAGCGACGTCTTCGCCATCTATCTCGACGGTGTTTTCGCCGCCGCCGACCTGCGCAGTGAAATCGCGCTTGTACGATTTATGCACGCCCTCGGCTGTACTCAGGTACGTCCCCGCACCGAACGCAGCGTTGCCCTCGCCCTTGCCCTGGTGTTTACGCCAGTCGAACTTCCCCTCGTGCTTGATCGGCGAGTCGTGGGTGGCAGCAAAGCCGCTGCGGCCCAGGCTGGCGTGAATCTGGTTGGCCATCGCGTTGAGCTTGCGGCCACCGGAATCGGCGAGGGAGACTTTGCCCGGCGTCCACACCCCCGGCTTCGACTCGGCGTAGCCGTTGACGGTAAGAAACTCAGCCACCTGACGCTCGCCGACGTTGTGGTCGCGGCCATTGCGAGCCAGCGGCACGTCGGTGATGAGGGTAGCACCTGCATCGGTCGCCCGCTTGATCTCGGCAAAGTCTGGGTCGATTCGCCCACCACGCTTGCCTTCAGCACTGATGAACACAGAGTCGTCGGCAGCGTAAACACCGGTGTTGGCCCGGCTGCCCCACTTCTTGGCGTACAGGGCCGTGCTCGATGCTGCCGATCCCCGCCCGATGAACTTGTTGGCTCGGTCGCTCTTGGCCTGGTCTTTGGGTGCAAACTGAGTGGTGCCGCCGAGGTCAACTCCCCCAAGTGGCTTTCCCAAACCTGCGGCTACCTCCTTGGCGACCGGCTCCGCTTTGGCAGCGATCGGTGCCGAGGCCGGTTTCGTGGCGACGCCCACCCGTGTCTGGGTCTTGACCGGGTTGGAGTTCTTCGGCGAGACGTAGGCGTTGAGCTTGTCGATGTCGACCGGGCCGCGCTCGATCAGCAGCGCCTGCATCTTTTTCAGGTCGTTGGGCACGCCGAGCTGCGCGGTCAGCTTGTCAAGGTGAGAGCTGGAAATCTCGTTCTCACCGTTAGCCGCGCGGATCAGTACTGTCAGCGCCGCGCGCTTCATGCCGTCCACCATGTTCGGCGCTGCGCCCTGCTTGATGAACCGGGCCACGTTGCCCGGCGCAATGAGGTTGATGATTGGCGCGATCTGGTAGGCGTCGTCCACCAGCCCTGACGGGTTGTACCTGCCCTCGTTCATCGCCATGCGCAGGTGACTCATGATGAGGTCGCGGCCCATGCGCGGGTCGTCCATCATCAGCTTGGTGATTTTCTCGGCGGTGCGCTTGGCCGCGCTCATGGCGGCCATCTTGGTCTTGGGCGGTGTGAAGCCCTGCCCCATCTGCTCTGTCAGGTACTGCTGGTCGTCGAAGTCGCCGGCCATCTCGCCGTCTTTGCGCGGCGGAAAGAAGTCGAGTTCGGTGGCGTCATCGTCGCCGGTCTTGGCACGCGCCGAGGTTTGCCCCGACCGGTCGGCGGTCAGACGGTTGCCTGCCGAATCTGTTGACCGGGTGTTCTCGAGCTGCCTGCCGTCCTTTGAGACATACGGTGCCTTGGCAATCCGGCTTATCTCTGCATCGAATTCGTCCGACACTACCCCGTCGGCGTCGGCGGGTAGGCGTGCGCTTTGGGTCTCCTTGGAACGTAGCTCCAAGCCTTGGCCGCCGGGCTGGCGCTCTTCTAGCGGGTCGGCCACGAACGGGTCTTCACCACGCTCCTGGTCCGCGCCCACCTTTTCTTGGTCGGCGCCCTGGAACTTCTGCAGGTCGCCCTGCCCGAACTTGGCCTGCTTCTTGGCGCGGCGCTCGGCCGTCAGCCGCTCGCCCTCGGCCTGCAAGCCCTTGGCCAGACGCAGCGACGGCGGGACGCCATCGGCAAAGCTCTCGGCCTCGCCGCCTTCGTTCAGCTTGTAGGGCCACAGTGCGCGCTTTTGCTCGTCGCTCATACCCTTGGTCGGGGCGGCGACCAGCCCGCTGTCCATGATGGCAGCCACCGCTGAAGCCACCGCCTTGCGGTAGGAGGTGTTCTTCTGCGCGTCGGAAAAGCTCTCTTCCTTGCCCGGCTTCTCCATCTTGCCTTGCTGCTGCTTGGCCCACATGACCAGCTTGCCGGCCGGGATCGCTACGTCTGGGCCGGGCTTGCCATCTTTGTCGGGCTTGCCGGCGAACACGATGACGTTGGCCGCTGAGGTCAGCTCGTCTTCCATACGCTCGTCGACCACGCCATTGACCAGCGCGTTCTTGCGCGCCCAGTCCAGCGCATCTCTGCCAGCCAGGCTCATTGTGCGCAGCTCGGTAAAGGTGATCTTTTCGGGCACCGATTCACTGAGCTTTTCGCCAACCACCACGTAGCGGTTCTTGAAGAACTTCTCGGCAGTCTCGCGCACTTCCTTACGCTCAGCCGGCGTGGTGCGGTACGACTGGCCCTGACGGGTCTTGCCCTTGTTGTCCTGCATCTCAATCAGGTCGACGATCATCTTGCCGGCCAGCCCCGAGATGCGGGCAGCTGCGCGCTTTTCTTCAGGACTGAGTGCCGAGTCGTGGTAGCCGGCGTGGGCGTAGTCACGGAAAATCTGCAGCATCTTGCCCTCTTGCGCGCCCGTGGCCTTCAGCACGTCGTACGCTGAGCGCGCCTCGATCTGGTAGTTGTCGTGGTCAGGGTACTCGGAGTCTTCGGCGAGCTGCGCCTTGACGTCGGCGATCTTCTTGGCGATTGCATCGCCCTTTCCACCGAACAGCTGCTGACCCAGCTTGAACAGCCTCGGGCGACTGGCTACGCCGTTGGCATCAGGCTCGCCGGTTTCGCCGAACGGCTCGCTCTTTTCGAGACCCTCTTGGCGTATCTTGGCCTCGCCGTGAAAGGCATACAGCTTTTCGCCGGTGCCCTTGGCGAGGTTTTTCTCGGCGGCGTTCTTCTCGAAGCGGGTGATGCCCTCGTTCTGGTCATCATCGGCGTTCGGATCTTCGCTCTCCTCGGTGACACTCTGACTACGATCATCGACTACAGAGCCGACCTGTTCGCGCTCGTCCTGGCCGTTGAGCATGGTCATCACTGCGTCGACGCCGTCCTTGCCGAAGTACTGGTCCAGCACCTTGCGCATGGCAGTCGACCGCTCGGTGCCGATGCCGTCGGCGTAGTCTTCCAGCTGTTTGAGTACCAGGGCGGCCTGCCTCGGCTCGTGCAGGTTGATGCCCTGATCGAGCAGCTTCTTGCGCTCGGCCACACCGAGCATCCCGACCACCTGGTCGGCCAGCGCGGCGCGGTTGTCAGCGATGTACTTGCGCCCGCCCGGAGCTACCTGTTTCTCCAGCTCAGCGACCATGTGGTTGACAGCTTCGCCGGCGTTGGGGCCGAGGATCGAGCCGAGCTGCTGCAGCACCGCAGGGGCCTTGCTGCCGTAGATGTCGTGGAAGTCCGCCACCACACGGTTCATGCGAACCACCCGTGCGGTGATGCCGGCATTGCCCATCACCTCAGCGCCGCCGGTGTCGGTGGAGTCGATCATCTCGGCGAGGTTGAACGCCAGCTGGCGGGCCAGCTTGCCTGCGCCCGGGCTGCGCAGCTTGCCGCGCTGGGCCATGTCGGCGGCGTAGCTGCCGGCCAGATCGGCACGCTGGTTGAACTCGACGGCCTTGTTGTACGACGCGCCTTTGTCCAGCGCTTGGTCGGCAGCTTTCTGCCCGTCGACTCCGTAGTGGTTGTCGCGCCAGGCCATGAACGACTCTTCAGCTGGCTCGTTGCTCTGCATGTTCTTCTTGCTCATGCCGTCTTTGACGCCGCTGATCACAGCCTTGCCGAAGCCCAGCGCACCCTTGCCCGCAGTCACCGCGCCCTTGCCGACGACGGTGCCGGCCGCGCCTAAGACTTTGCCAGCGACTTCGCCGATGCCGTTGATCTTCTCGCTGCGTTCGTTGCCGCGGCCGTAGGGCATGCGCTCCATGATGAAGTTGGCCGCCTCCTCAAACACCGGCAGCTGGTCGCCGTCGTTCTCCTGCACCGCGACAATCTTGTCGAACATGGCGTTGGCTTCGGGGTCGTCCATGGCCTGCAGCTTGTCGATGATGAGCTTGTCGCGCTTGATGTCGTTCTGCACCATCCACTCGCCGGCCTTGATGTCGTCCAGACCTCCGGGCATGTTGGCCATCAAGATGTCTTGTTCTTCGTTCGGGGCTCGGGGCGCAGGCTTCATCAGGTCCTGCGCGCCCTCGGTCAGCTTGTCCATCAGGCTCTTGGAGTAGTCCGCGGCGCCCTGCGCCTTGAGGTCAACCACCTGGCCGCGCACGGTATCCTTGGCGCTGTCGATGTAGGGCTGGGCCGCTTTCGTGGCGCTGTCGATGTAGGGCTGGGCCGTCCTCTGGGCCAAGTCGATGACCTCGCCGGCTTTTTTACCCAGCGTCTCGGCGGTGTCGCCCACGCGGCGGTAACCGGCGTCGGCGTAAGCACCGGCAGCGGTGAATGGGACGGCACCGGCGAAACCACCGGCGAAGCTGTTGATGTTCTCGGAGAAGTCGCCGCTGGTGTTGCGGTTCGGGTTGAGCAGGCCCTGCGTGAACTGCGAGCCCATCGACTGGCCGGTCTCGGTCAAGCCCTCGCCTGCCAAGCCCAAGATGGTCTTCGTTCCCGGACCCATGGCGCTGAGACCCTTGCGCAGGCCAGCACCCGTCAGCTGGCGGCCGACCATGCCCGGCAGTACGGTGTCCAGCGCACCAGCACCTGCGCCGTAGAGGTTGGCCGTGTTGCGCAGCTCGGTGGGCGACGTGCGCGCCATCAGTTCGGTGTCGCGGTAGGCCTCGTTGGCGAACTCGCCCGTCATCTGGCGCTGGTTCATCAGGAAAGGCACGGCCAGTGACGCGGCCTGACCGACGGCGCCGATACCCTTGGCGATAGGGAAAGGGAGTGCGCCGACCGCGCGGCTGACACCACCGATGGCCGCGCTGGCTGCCAGTGGGTCGGTCATGGACGCCACGCCCTGCCCGATCTGGCCACCGGCCCAGCGCAGGCCGGAGCCGACACCGGTGATGTCCTCGACCTTGCCGACGGCGGGCGCATACATCTGCTGGCGCTGCCCGAGAGCGTCAACCTGTCCGCGCAGGCTGTCCGCCCGGGCGATGTCGCCAGCGGCGCGCACATTGAGCTCTTCGGCTGCCAGCGCGTTCATGTCGTTGCCGATACGGCCGGATGCAAAGCCGCGGCCGACGTCGGTCATTCCCGAGGCGTCGAGTGCCTCCAGGTCTTGCGGGGTGACTGAGGATTGGCGAAACAGGGGGTCGCGGAGGGTGGCCATGAATGTCCTTAGTTACTAGGGCGCAGGCGGGCGCCGTTGTTTTTCATCATTTCGAGTTCGTTCTGGCCGACGTTTGCACGCGGGATGTACTGGGTGCGCCCGTCTTTGGTCACGGCGTAGTCACCGCGGCCGATCTTGGGGCGGACAAGCCCCTCGAAGAAACCGACCTCACTGACGTCCGCCCCGTCGAAGTCCGGCAGGGTGGACGACTCAGGACTGTCTTTGCCCAGGCCGACGTAGTTCAGGTATCCGGGGTCGCGCAGCCTGTTGGCGCCATCAGTGACCTTGTAGGCCGAGAGCACCTTCTGCCACACAGAGTTTTGACCGGCCTCGTCCATCTGGTCGAAGCCGGGGGCGATGGAATTCGTCAGAGCGCGGACCTGTTGCAGACGCGCTGGGTCTATCTTGTCGTCGACGATGGCCAGGGACTCGAGGCGGCGGGTAGCGTTCTCGCTGGACTTAAAGCCACGCGCCTGTTCGGCGGTTTTCTCGGCGTTAGCGGCGTCGCTGCGCCCGGCTTCGAAGGTGCGGTCGGCAATGAACCGGTCTTGCTGGGTCTTCATCGCGGAAGCTCGGGCGGTGCGGTCGGCGACTTCGTTTGTGCGCTCGGCGGTGAGCAGGTCAGTGGCATTTTTCTGAGTTGCTGCAAACTCGCGCTGCAGCGTGTCGCGCCGGTCCATCAGCATCTTCCTCTCATTGAGGCTGGCCGTGCCGGCAATCTGCCGGTCGATGCCGCTGGTGTCCAACGTGCGGCCGGCAAGCTCCCGGCGCTCGACCTTCTCCTGGCGATCCTGCTCGGTCTGTGCGTAGCCGGCCTGCAGGTTTCGCTCGGCACCATCGCGCAGTGAGCGCTCTCTGTAAGCCGCGCTCTGTGTGTACGGCGTTGAGTTGCCGGGCGCGGCGGGCGCGGCGGCATTTGCGGCAGATGGGTTACCGCGCAGGTTGGAGAAGTCGCGCACGCCGTCGGTAGTGAGCTGGGTGATGCTGCCGAAGCCCTTGCTGGCGGAGAACTTGTTAAAGACGGCGTCGTCGTCGGTGTATGGGTCGCGCAGCGCAGCTGGTTTTGCAGAGGCTGCGACAGCTTGTGCGTCACCCGGTGCCAAAGCGTCCGGCCGCCGCCCTGTACCGGCGGCCATGCCGCCAGCCACTGCGGTAGCGGTGTTGGCCATGCGGGACGCGCCGCTGCCTGCGCGCAACAGACCGCCGACAGCGCCTGTGAGCGGGCCTGTTGCATTGAGTGCGTTACCGACATTACGACCCACCTCAGTGTCAGTAAAGGCGTTATAGGGCAGCGCCGCTGGTGCGGGGGCATAACCGTCGGTCGGGATGGCGTTGACGTTGGCGCGGTTCTCGACGCTAGTGCCTGGCGGGCCGCCATTGCCGACCTTGGACTGTACGTCGGCCGCTGCGTAACCGGCTGCGCCAGCGAAGCCGTTCTTCACCAGGTCTTTGACCATGGGCATGGCGGATTGGCGCAGGGAGGTGGCGGCCGCAGCTGGAGGAACAGACGGAGGAACAGACGGAGTGCCCACGCCCGTCTGGAACGGCCCAGTGCGCCCGGCTTGGTAGACGCGCGCTTCAGCGGAGCCGCCGGGGCCGACATTTGGGTTGCCGCCGCGCATACGGGCGTCTGTCGCACCGGACGTGTCGAAGCGCCCAGCTGCTGGGCCTTCGCCCAGCACGTCGCCAGCACCCGGCATAGTGAAGCCCGAGCGCGTCGCCACCGCGTTGGCGGGCGTGCCACCAATACGCACGCGGTCAGGAAACTCTGGCACATCGCTGGGCATGGTGAAGCCCGAGCGCGTGGCCAACGCTCCACCGTCCGCCATGCGCAGAGTCTTGCCCCGCTGCTCAGCCACCGGCGTGTGCGTGGCGTCCTTGATGGCGTCGAGCTTGTCGTAGCCGATCATTTCGGCGGTGTCTGCCGGCAGCACGTACTCGCCGTTGGCGTACTCAGCCTTGACGGTATCCACCGTGCCGTCGCCAGCGCCTTCGACGCGGCCGCCGCGCAGGCTGCCCTTTTGGTAGACGCCGTCGGCCCAGCGCTTCATGCCGCCGTCGGCCATGCGCAGGGTCATCTTTTTCTCGGGGTAGCTGCGCATGGAGTTCATGACGATCTTTCTTAATCTAAGTTAGATTTTAGACTGTAAGTGCTCATACTGAGCCGGAGTAGTTTGTATTGGTCCCGACCGAGTCAGAACTGGCGACGCTGCTCGACCAGCCGTAGTTGTAGCTGTTGGTCTCGCCGCGCGACACCGACTCTGATGCGCCGCGGCTTTCTGACACGCTGCCTGACAGATTGATGGCCGAGAGTGCCGAGGCGGCCATCTGGGCCGACACCTGGGAGCCTGCCTTGGCCGAATCGACCAGCAGGGCCATCTTCTGGGTCAGGTTGGCGATGTTGGCTTTGGCCCCTTCGATGCGGACATCGGCAGCGGCCCTTAAGTACGTAACCTCAGAGCGGTAGGCCTCGGTCTCGGCTGCCATGCGCCCGGTCTGGCCCTGCACTTGAGCGTTATAAGACTGCACGTCCTTGCCGTAGACATCGGCCAGCGTGCCGTACTGCGAGCCCTTGGCGCGGAAGTACTCGCCGTAAGCGTCAACTTGGGCGGCATAGGTCTCGACGCGGTTTTTGTTGGTGGCGGCCACTACGTTGGTGGCGTCGACCTTGGCCTTGTACAGATCGACGATCTTGCCGGCAGCCTGAATCTGGGCGCTGTAGACCTGGACCGCCTGTTCGTTGATGGTGCCGGTAAGGCGCTGGCCTTCGATGTCGGCCTTGTACTGATCGAGCTTGCTCAGTTCGGCCTGCATTGCGCCCTTCCACTGGTCGATCTTTGCGGCGTAGGCCTGCACATCGGCACTGTAGCGCGTCACCTCGCTCTGGTAGATGTCGATTGCCACTTGCTGTGCGTAACGCGCCGCATCGAATCCGCGCTGGGCAACCTGGCTGGCGTAGGCGATGAGGCCGGACTCGAGCTTGATGGCGTTGTCCATGGCGAACTGGCGATTGCCCTGCTCCATCTTGGCTTGCTCAATCGCCACCTCGCGCGACAAGGTGCTGCTGGCGTCTTGTGCAGACTGCGCTGCTCGCGCCAGCTCGACTGCCAGCATGCCCGGCGGCTTGGAGAAGCCCCGTGCAGCGAAGCTCCGCAGCGCCTGCTGGCTTTTTTGCGCAGCGTTGAGGGCCTCGCGCGCACGACCCCGGTCCCATAGCGCCTGCTCGACCGCTGGCTCAAGGCCTGTGGCGGCACCATCGACCCAGGCTTGCAGCCGGGTGCGCAAGCTGGTCAACAGGGTCGATGTGTAGGTGGTCTCAAGAAACTCAAAGGTATCGCTGGCAACCGTAGGTCCGCCGGGCAGCACCGCACCGAAGACGGGCAAGTTGAGCAAGACGGTCAACGGTACGGTGATGGTCTTTAGCGTCGGCACGCTAGGCAACACCACATCGGTCGGCGCCACCGGTAACGCGATGGTGTCGAGTGTGGGCGAGGACGGCGCTGTCACAGTGAAGTCTGTGGTGATGGCGGTGGTGAACGCGGCGGGTCGGGTCGGCACAGTAGGCGCTGCATAAACGCCGATAGTCTTGGTGGTTGCGGCCAGCACCTCGGCCAGCACCGGGATGGTGGACACCGTGTTGGCCGTGGTCGCCAAGGACGTCAGAAAAGTATTTGCCGAGGTGACCGCGCTTGAGGCATATGTCTGCGCGGTGGTCCAGCCGGTGGAGACGAGGTTGCCCGCGTTGATGTTGCTGAGGGCGATCGACCCGACGGTGGCCTTTTGAGCTATCTGGGGAGTAACTGCGGGCATGGTGGGCTGTCCTTATGCGGAGTATGTCAAGTAGGTGGTGATGTCTGGCTGCGGGATGCTAGGGCGCGCGAGACTCACCGTCGTAATGGGCGCAGGGATTGGGCCCGCGACCGCCGCGACTCCCCTGGCGTCGTGCCGGAACAATCTGTCGGTCGAGCTGGTGTCGGTGGTGTAGTGGCCGTTCGTGGTGTTGCTGCCCATGCCGTCCGAGCCGCCTAGGCTGGTGACCCTGGAATCCGCCGCGGTGGACGTAACCCCTAGTGGCGTCAGAGAGTAGGCGCCATAGTCCCACTGCCAGGCCCGGGCGTAGAGGGAGTAGAACGCTACGCCGCCGCCGAACGGGTCTTGTACGGGGTAGGAATACTTCATTTCTCCCCCGAACCGCTGCCCGTCGGCAGACATGGTATTGACGATGAAGCCAAACCCCGCACCCTCCCAGTCCAGATAGCGCTTGCCCGTCACGCTGCTGTTGACCCACGCGCGGTAGTGGGAGAGGTACGTCATCCGGCCGTTGACGAGGCCGACTGCTTTTTCCCTGTCGTAATCGTTTCCGATCGTTATCACCTCGTTTGCCTGCGCCAGGGGCGGCTGCGGGCGAGTGATCGCCAGAGAGATTGCCCCTGTCCTGCGCACCTCGTCCTTGAATGTTGCCTTGATGAAGTTGGCGACGCGGACGGCATCGTCATCGTGCGTGTCGGCTTCTGTGACAACGACACTAGCGAGAGGAACGTGTATGGCGACGTAATCCTGGCCGAACATACTCGCCACGGTGAGCTCTACGCCGCCGGCCATCGTGAGGTTGCGCATCATCTGCTGCAGCCCGCCCAGCGCCATATGGGTCTTCATCTCGGCCAGCCGGGACTGCGCCAGTCCGAGGTATGTAGCGGCGGCGTCGCGGTCGCCTGAGAGTTCCTTACGCATGGGGACGGCGCTGACGTGGAGAGGGGACCACCTCGAGCTCGTCGAGCGAAAAATCGCCGCCCAAGGTGTTGCCCAGCTCGAAGCGCCAGTAACGTCCGGCCAGACCCTTGCCGACCTTGACCCGGCTGCCATGCAGCTGGTCGGCCGGGCGCAGTGCCGGTAGTTCGTAGAGTCGCGCGCTCTGGTCGTCCACTGCCACGCTCAGCTGCAGCGCGGTGCTGGCGCGGTAACCCAGATAGAGCCGCTCGACGCCCTTATCAAAGGACGAGCCAAAGTCGGTGTTGCCCATACTGACCGTGGCAGCGATGGCCACGCCGGCGTCGCTGTCGCCCACCAGCTCGAAGATGCCCGCAGCACTGGCACCGAGGTAGGTGCCATTGAAGGCGGCCAGGCTGTTAAACGCAAAGCCGCTGTAGCTCGTGATCCGGCTACCGGGGTCGATGGGCCGGCCCGGGCGCTGCGCCGGGGCGCTCGCGCGCAGGGCAACCGCCCCGCTCGACCACAGAGCGATGTAGCGCTCGGCCTCGGGGATGAATAAGCCGGCCCCAGTGCCCGACGCGGCAAAGTTGTAGCTGCCGCGCGTCAAGTTGTCGATCTCCAGCCCCGGCGTGCCCATGCAGATGCCCTGCGTGCTCAGCCACAGCGGGATCGGCCGTGCGCCCAGCGAGCCGTCGCCGATGGACACGCCCTCGGCGTAGGCCAGCGTACCGGGAATGGCGCCGTAACCGGTCTTGGCCACGTACTGGAAGTCGTCGGGCCCGCTGCCGGCCAGAATGCCGCAGCCGGCGCTGGTGCCGACAAACAGCCCGCCTGCGCCGCCTTTGTCTTCCAGCGGAGCCAGCAGCGTGATGGGCGCACCCAGGTCAATGTAGTTGCGGAGGTCGAACAGTTCGGGCGCAAACGGCTCGGACATGTAGAGCACGTTGCCGGCAGCCACGAGCATGTAGCCCTTGTAGTACGCGACCAACTGTCCGGCCGGAGCCGGCTGCAGGAACTGCGTAGCCAACTGAAAAGTCAACGCCGCCACAGTTGATGCGGTGAGGTCCGAGGTAAGTGTGGTGCGCGGCAGCGTGGCGGCCAGGTAGAGCAGCTCGCCGTTCGGCGTCGTCATGTAGATGTTGCGCGAGGCCACGCTGGTGTCGGCAAGCGTCGGCAATGTAATTCGGATGCTCTGGTTGCCGGCGACGATCACTTCGGTGGCCAGACCTGCACCCGACTCCTGCCCGTCCGTGCGCACGCTGGTGATCGCGCACTGGTAGCGGCCGGCCATCAGGCTGCCAGTGACGAGCGCAGCGCCGGGGGCAGCTGGCACGGCCAGGCCCCACGACCGCGTTACGCCGGATTCGAACACGCCTGAGATGGCGGCATCGGAGAAATAAACCCGCTCGCCTGCCTGGCAGTAGCTCATGGTGGCACCACTGACTGAGGACAGCGCGCTGGTGGTGAAGTCGGCGTTGAGGCGCATCAGCTGCGTGCCGGACACAAACAGCGCCTGTGTGCCGCTGGCCCAGAGCGAGTGCGCCGCCGTGGCGTTGCGCCGGGTAAAACCCTGTCGCCGTGCCAGCCGTCCAGACTTGTCGATATCGACGTTGTCGGCGATCAGCAAGTCAGCGGGCGTGAACCGCTCGGACTCGACGTTGTTGCGCAGCCCCGAGAACGCCTTGTATTTAACGCCGTCGCTCGCCATAGCACCTCCCGGGTTTGCGCCGCAGCGCGGTGTAAATAAGCCAATGGGCTCGCCATTCTAACTTAGATGACAGATTATAAGGTGTGCCGCGAACGGTCCCAAGGCGGACTATTCGCGGCACTGCAGGGGTTGGGTAGGGCATGAAAAACCCGAATGACGCCCACCCCTGCTGGGGCTGGTGCCACTGTTCTTTTTTAACTATCTGACGCTGTCTTCGTCGCTTGCATTTGTTTGTCCGTTCGTTAATTTGCCAGCGCGGCAGACCGGCAATCCCGGTACTGGTTCGCTGTCTCCACTAGCTTGACTACCGTAGCACCAAAGCTGTCATCAAGGAGTGGCGACAGCTCTGGGCAACTTGAAACCACCAACGGTGTCGGCTGACTGGCCGGTGAGCGCGGCGTTGATGCGAGACAGCCCGCCAGCAGTGTTGACGCAATCACGATAGACAGGGTTGTTTTCAACTTCACGGCGTACCTCTTGGACGATGGTGGTGTTCTTGGGTCGATTCCCGGCAATGGCTTTGGCAGCACCTTGCTGAGCTGCCTCTCTGGTTTCACGAACAATGGCGTCGGCCTTGGCATTGAAAGCAACTACGCTGTCTGCGCCCGAGTTGTAGGAGAAGTAAGACGCACTGCCTACGGAGGCTAGCCACCCTGCGGCGATGACGGACAGCAGGTAGGGGTTCATTGATGGATCCAGTTCACGCCAACACCTCTGTGGCTACCGCGTACCGTGCTTGCCTGTCGGCCAGCCCGTTTATGCCGCCGTTGATTCGTTTCGTTGCTTTGAGGAAGTCACCTGCGTCGGCAATCTCATTAAGCCCGTGCTTCTTCCACCACCAGGCTGCGCTCAGGGCTGCATAACCTGGCTTTCCGAGTAACTCGGGGGTAGATATGAAGTCGATGCCCAAGGCATCAGACAGCTCTTGGTAGTTATGCCGTCCAGTGATCTGGATCAAACCCCGACCACGGAAACGAGCGCCGTCACCTGTTTTGTTATTGCCCAAGTCAGCCCTGCCTTCGTAGCGCGACTGAGCTGGAGTTGGCCCCCAGATCTCTACGGCGTACTTGAAGCCGCCACTTTCATGGCCTACTTGTGCCAGGAACATGGCTTGTCTTGCTGAAGTATTTATGTCGTACTCCAGCATGGACGCCTCGATGTACGGATGCCATTCCTCAGCACGGTCGATCCGAGCACCAGAAGCCAGAGCTAGTTGCTTTGGGGTCATACGGGCGGCCAGCCGTCCATGATGGGCATAACAAGCCCTGGCTGTTGGTGAATAAAGGACTCGAGCTGGTAAATACGGCGGCGATACAGCGCCAGTTCCGCGGCCTGCTCCTGCTTTAACGTCAGCAACTCTGCGGCCCGCTCCTGCTTAAGCGACAGCAGTTCTGCTCGGAGGCTGGAGATTTCCTGTTGCAGTCTCGAGTTGAGCTCGTCTCTGGCCTCGGATTCACGCAACGCCGAAGCAGTGTCCTTGGCATCCAGATGAGCCAGCAACCACTTACCACCCCCACCGATTACCAGCAGGAAGCTGCCCAGCGAACCTATAAGTAAGGTGAGTGATTCGGCGCTCATGAGCCGGCCCAGTCCGTGAAAATAACATGAGCGGTAGCTGCGCCTGCGAGTAGTTTGTCGAGCTTCATGAAAAGGTTCATAGTAGTAAAGCCAGCTAGAGTTTTGGGTTAAAAGTTACAGCCGAAGAACAAGCTCGACTTGGGACGTTGGACCACAACAAGGCCAACCGACAACGACGCTGACGCCGAGGCCGCCGCGTACATCGTTGCGGCCAGCACGGAGGCTGTCGCCACTGCGGCAGTTATTGTCGAACTGGCGGTCAGGGCCGAAGCCAGCCGAGCGTTTTTAGATATGGCGGCGACCACCGCTGCCGCTGCCGCCATTGAAGTCGCAAGAGGCTTGCTAACAGATAAGCCCGCCGACATGGTGGCCGTCACGGAAGCAGTAGCTGCCAGCGGCTTTGACCCTGACGTGGCGGCTAATATGTCCGCCGTCACAGCGGCTACTGCGGAAGCAGTAGCTGCCAGTGGCTTTGCGACTGACGTGGCAGCCGTCACAGCGGCTACTGCGGAAGCGCTAGAAGCTAGCGGCTTTGACACTAGCGTGGCGACTGATATGTCCGCCGTCACAGCGGCTACTGCGGAAGCAGTAGCTGCCAGTGGCTTTGCGACTGACGTGGCAGCCGTCACAGCGGCTACTGCGGAAGCGCTAGAAGCTAGCGGCTTTGGCCCCGACGTGGTGCCTGAACTAGCAACCGTGTATGTGATGACTACAAGCCCTGATGAGCCTGCGCCTGCGCTGATACTTCCTGCGCCGCCGCCTGCGCCGTAACCGCCGCCTGCGCCGCCTTTGCCGCCCAGTGTCGTATTTGCGCCTGCGCCGCCGCCGCCAGCGCCGGGGCCGTAATTAACGCCGTTGACTTGCCAGCCGGGGACGACGTCAAATTGGCTACCCGCAGCGCCGTCTCGCCTGGTTGTGACTGTGGTCGACGAATTGTTGCCGGCGCCGCCGCCAGAGCCGAGCGTGCCAGCAGCTGCAAGTAGCGACGATGTGGACCCGAGGCCGCCCGAGGTACCGCCCGAAGACTTACCTCCGGCACCGCCCACTGTTGACGCTCCAATTGAACCCGCTGTGGCCAGCAGGCCGTTAGAGCCGCCGCCGCCGCCGCCGCTACCAGACGTACCAGTTGCATATGCGCTGCCGCCAGCCATGCCGACCCCGTCACGGCCCGCTGCGCCGCCGCCGCCGCCGCCCTTGAGCTTGACAGTTGTAGCCGTGGTCAGAACGGACAAACCGCCAGCACCGCCTGCGAACATCTTGGCGGGGGTGCCGACACTGGCAGCAACCGAACCGCCCACACCACTACTCGCACCAGCGGCCGAAACACCTTGATCGGCAGCGGTCGGTGCTGACGGAGCTGCGGGGATGGAGGTGTTGGAGAACCTGAACCAAGACTTGTCAGTCGAGCCGTAGGCTAACGCTGCGGGTACGTACGCATACCCGGCGGTAGACCCCTCAATAGTAGTGGTCGTGCCTGCGGCATACGCGCCGCCGCCACCGCCGAAGTTTGATGCAGCACCGCCGAAGTACCCGCTAGAACCCGGCCCGATAGCTTCAGCAGTCAGGGACGTAATACCGGCAGGGAGGTAGACATCTTGGGATGATGTAAATACCTGCGTGTACTGACCGGCTACTGGCTGCGGCGTGTACGTGATGATGATCATGCCCTGGCCTAGCGTGCCCAAGCCGCCGCCGCCTGGGCCACCGGCTAAAGCGACACCGCCAGAACTGCCGCCGCCATTACCGCCGCCAACGCCGTGCGATACATTCAGGTAATCAGTCCAGATACCGGCGTCTAAGCTTCCGTTACCGCCGACACTGTAATACTCTTGACTGCCGCCGCCGCCGCCGCCGCCAAC